ATAAGGGCGACTTTAAATGGTTAAATATCCCTGACGCTGTAATCAATCCCGATTCAGAAACTGGGTTCTTCCGTGGTATCCTTGCTTCCGCATCGAAGCCGATCAAGACCGAGTTTGGTTTCATGATCCTCTTCAAGCGCGACTCATCGACTCCCGCTGCTTAATCTAAAGCGGGGTTCCTCGTAAAGGGGAACCCCGCATAATTTAATTCAACAAATATAAAATTATGCCAACTTTAGATGATACAACAACGCTTGCTAAAAATGTAGAAATCGCGGCTAACGATAGCCTCGTTATTTCCAACAAAGATGCTAGTGGGGGTAGCTTGATTCAACAAGTCCCTGCTGCCCAGATTATAGGAGGATATAGCCATGCTTGGCTGTTCAACTTTGATAGCGCGTCATACGCTGTTGCTGCTACCTCCGCTACTGTTGATCTACTCACCTTTTCAGCTACTCACCGTGTAGATAAAGCTGCTTGTGTTGTAACAACAGCTTTTAACCCTAGTGGAACGGCTGTTATTGATGTCGGGATTCAGGATGAAGACACTGACGATTACATTGATAATCTAGATATGAAAACTGTTGGGTTCACCAAGAATAGTGGTGATGCCCTTGAAACCCCTGCGGAGGACGCTGCTTCAGCCGTAAGTGACCCTACGGACGCAGACACGCTGCGCGTTACATTTACTAACGGAGGTAGTCAAAACCTTAGCACCGCAACTACGGGACAGCTTGTTCTTCTTGTGAATGTGATAGACATTAATGACTATGTTGATATCATTCCTGCACAATAAAGAGTAACAATCCATATTTCACAAGAATCCCCGATCCTCTTGACAAAAGGAGGGGATCGGGGTTCTTTCTTTTAACCATTTGATATTATGCCAAAAGTAGGAGACAAACAATTTCCATATACCGAAGAGGGGATGGCTGCTGCTGAAGCAGAGGCTGCTGCAACAGGTCTTGAGATAGAGGCCGACGATGCTGCGTCACAACTTCCACAGGAAGAGATGATGGATGCCCCTGAAGAGGAAGTAGCCGAAGAGGCTGTTGAAGAAACTGAAGAACCCGCAGAGATGCCGGACGAAGCTGTCATGGGGCAACTTTTCGAGGTAGTCTTTGGAACAGCATTTGACGCTGACAACCCCGAAGCTCAAGAGCAGATGCAACAGCTTATGGATATCCTGTCTGCTGACCCAAGGCTCACCGCAGCCCTGGCTTCCGGTGAATTATCCGTATCTGAATTTGCCATCCAGCTTTATCGCGTGATGGAAGAGAAACGTGCTACCAGGGCGGCTGAACAGGCCGCTGGTGCTTAGACCAATGATGTCACCGTCCGAACCAGATCATAGCAAGGGCGTAGCCAGCAAGGAAGACGCGCATCATGATGACGCTAAGTCTGATGCCCGTATGTCTGCTACCGATCTCCGCGCTGTCCACGACAAGTCCTGCGAATTGGTCAAGATGATCGATTCTGGGCAGTTAGACGAAAAACTTTCCAAGGCTTGGGTTCAGTCAAAGCTGACCCTGGCTAACCACTACTTAACCGCCATCCATGACTATATAGTCCATGATAGAGAAGCTGCCGATTCTAATGAGCATGGGGATGTGAGAGGGGACGGCGGCGACATGGGTGGCGGTTTCCTTATTTCGATTGAGAAAAAACTAGGCAAGTAACATGGCGCATAACCTATCCAACATAGTCCTCAGACAGCAGATACAGGGGACGATGGCGGCTTCCCGTTCCAATACGCTTGTTAACCTTTCTGTCGGTAAACATTTTAACCCCACAATTACCGGAGGCACATCCAGCCCAGATGCGGATGTAATATATGCATTTAAGGCTACTGCCAGTGGATCATCTGGTAGTTCCTCAACCGATAAAGTAATATTAGACTTACAGGCAGGTACGTCAGCACTTACGGGTTCTCCCACCGTAACCAACAGGAATTCTTCTGGGGCGCATTTAGATGCTGAAGGCAATGCCGCAGCTAGTCTCCATGCTTCTAATGGTCGTATTGTATCTATTTTTATGTATACAAACCCCAATGAGCATAGGGGGAATATTACGGTATCTGATTCCGATGAAGGTGGTGATACAGGTCTGTTTACTATACCGGTATTTACATTCCCCACAGGAGGCTCACAGGTGAAAACTTTACTGGTAACTCCCCATGTAGCTCCTAGCGATTTAAGGCTCGAAATTAGTTTTGCACAAACCGCAGATGAACTCAACGTGGTCGTATTAGGCGAATCCGCATAAGAAAAATGGCTCAGAATTTATCCGGCATACTTGTCCGACAGCAGTTACAGGCTACGATTGCCTCTACTCGTCCTGATGCTCTTACCAACCCTAAAGTAGGTGCTTCTTTCCAGCCTTCAATAGGAGGAGGTTTGAATGAACCTGGAGCCGATGTGCTATACACTTTTACTGCTGTCTGCAACGGTTCTGCGGGTGCTGACGTAGATGGAGTAGTTACGCTCAACTTCAGTACGGCAGCTATTACATTGAGCAATGCAACAGCAACAAATAGGTCTTCTTCTAGCACCAAGGCTCAAGACGCTGAAGGAAATGATGCTACGGGTTTAAACGCGACCACGGGGCGGATAGTAGCAGTTATGTGCTACACCAACCCGTCTAAGCACACTTCTAATATAATGATAGAAGAAGGAGCCACTACGGATGTAACTGTAGTTCCTAAGTTCGAGTTCTCTACTGGCGGTTCTGATGTAAAATCTATTATGTGGGTTCCACATATCGCCCCTGGATCCAGCACACTTAAAATTACTTTTGGGGTTAACCCTACATCTGCCGGAGGAGCCGATGAACTTAATGTCGTAGTCCTTGGTAGATCATCGTAAACTTTAGCCTATGCCTATTTCCTCCAACAGACGGCAAAGGGTTATTGAGTTTGCGACCCCCAAGGTAGCTGACCTTGTTGTTGTCGAGCGCGTTGATGCTAGTAAGAACATTAATGCGGCTTCGACTGCTGACGATACAGCTTATGGGACAGCCCACCCGAACACGACCAAGTTTCCTAACTTCAAGTTAGCTTTTATTAAGAATGGGGATGATGACCAGGGGCAGTTTCAGGATTGGTATTACGTCAAAGACCGCGAGAACCAGGATGATTATAACTGGGAGTTTTCCGCAGCCGGTGGGGCTAACCCACGCTACGACACAGTCGTCAGGACTTATGTTATACTACGGACTGACTATGACCCCGTAGCCCCCCTTATAGGGCATAATACTGCGTCCGATTCTGTCGCGCTTCTAACCCTGGGGCAGAGGCAAAATTCAAATACTTTCATGCCTTCTGGGGACACGGATATTACTCCTTTTTCAGGGGCGTTCCTTACTGGGGGAGGCCACACAGGAACAGTCAAGTTTGATGTGAACTACATTCTTTTTGAAAAGAAGCAGGTTCGCTCCGGTGACGAGACACTAGACTCGCTTTATGTGATCGAACAGCGTGTATTTATAAAGCGTGTCCCCATGACATCTGTGGATGTCGATCCTGACTTTCCGTATAACGGGAAAGGGAATAGTGGGACAGTAGACCCTTCTGGTGGGTTAGCCTCTAAGGAGACCCTTTTTCACGCTAATGAACCTATAGTAGCAACTAGAGTTTTCGCAGACAGTGACGCTGGAACGACTACTGCATTGACGGTAGATGCCGAGTCCGCCTTCCGCCTTTCCAATACTGAATATAGCGAAGGTGGTGTTGAGTATAATTTCTGGGGCATTGATGAGTTTGGCATAGAGCGGTCTGGCAAACAGTTATCTGATAACTGGTATGTCCTGTTGGAGCGTGAGGTAATAAAGTTTCCTGATGATTTTGCCGATACACCGACCCTTGCGGATGCCCTGGTATCCACATACTACACATACCAAAACTTCTATTGGCCTCCTGTATTCCACTTCCTTCAGAAGAATATATGGCAACGCCGTGATGGTGGGTCTGAGCTTGTCGTATCCCCCCACTTTTACCATGAGGCTTACAACGGGCCGACCCGAATGCGTATACAGACCTATTGGCGCAAGGATGAATGGGAGGCTCCCGATGCTACCGGAACTCCTGGAGCTACCGCAACATACCCAAAGCTCACCTACATAAAACCTATGGTTCCGTTACCTATGGACTTTGTTACGCCAATGTTTAATGTCCATGTGAAGGCGAGCCTCCACCCAGAAGTAACTTTGACATATCAAACAGGTAGCGATCATCCCGTGTGGGAGTCTGCTGGCTATGATGCCACTTATGCCGCTACTAACTATGACCCATCCACATCACTAGATGCAAATGATGGCCCTAGTTGGCCTACCGATTTAATTATTTCGGATACTCAAAAGCCTTTCCGTGGGGGTTACTTGAGGGAACTTATAACGGCATATAGACCGAACGGGAGCAGGACACCCGATGCGAATAACAGTAATGCCGATGGGGCGTAGAGATGGCGAACATCAATACAGGACTTCCTGATCCAAATTTACCAAAAGGACAGCAGAAGGAATTTAACTTCAACATGCGTGATGGAGCGCATGAGGAATACCCCTGGGTTCACACCGCGCACCAACTGCATGAGCCGATATCTGACGGGCATGATGAGAGTAGAATCCAGATCACGCCAAGCCAGCTTGACCCTGACTTTGCTGGCAGGCACATCCACCCATTTGAGCTAGAGTCCTACATTGTCAGCGAAGAAAACGCGACAGAAGAACGCCCCGTGGGGACTGTCGTTCTCCGTTGTTACTACGGCGAGCTACATTCTTCAGTGACGACCATTGCTACTGAGTATGTTAAGGTGCAAGATGTTGATGGGGCGCAAAAAGAAATATACCCAATTGAGGGGCAAGCAAGCATCCCAGGCATCAGCATAGATGTCCCCGCAGATTTTTCGACTTCGGTGCAAGATGAGTTTGGTAATTTTATGAAGGTATCATTAGCGTATGCGGAGTGGGCAGGGACGGAGGCCAGGACAGACGAGGATGGAGGCCCGATAGGAGACGCGGCGAATGATCCAGATGAAGAAGACCAACCGTATGGGTCAGTTTATTTAAAATGGGGGGCTACTGAGAGTAGCGTAAACGGGTGTGAACTTGTTTTGTTCTACGAAGATGAAGACCCAGAAGAAGATAACCCCGTTAGCGAACTGGTAAAATCAACGGGTAAAATTGAGAGAGAGCGTCCAAGTGGCGACTATTACCTTCTTATTGGGGAGCATAGGAACGTAGCTCTACCGGCAAACGAAGGAGCATCTGCCATTGAGCAGAAAATATTCGATAATGTGTATTGGGCTGTAACCATTGTTAAGGGCGTAGATTCAGCCGACACCCCCACAACAACGACTACTACTCCCACACCAAATATCCCTGTGGTTGGGTCACGCCCATCCTCACGGATGTCTTTTATAAATGGGCCTCCTATCGGCACTCCCCCTGGTAGAGTTGGGGGTGGAGTGTTTGACGGGCCTGGAGGGGGAGCGGGAATATTGCAAGGGGCTGGCTACCCAGGACACTCTGGAATTGTTTCACGAAACCCGCCCCACAAGCCCGTAGTTGACGCACCTGCAAATAAAATAGGTGGCCCGTCCCCCGTTGTTGAACTGCTTGGCGAATTGGGGGTAGACCCGCATAAACCGGCTCTCCAAAATAAAGTCAAGCTACAGAAAAGTTCACTGAACCGTAAAGCCGACCCGTATTATGGTCTTGAATAAATTAACCGATTTGTTTGATCGCGTTTATGTGATCAATTGTCCTCATAGGACTGATAGGCTCCAATCCCTTGAAGATAATATCAAAGCTACTGGGATTGCCGACTGCTCCAAGATGCATGTTTTCGCTGGTGTAAGGGGTGAGTTATCCCCTCCTCCGAAGTATTGGGGAGCAAGTGTAGGTGCGTGGGGGTGTTTTCAATCCCACCGGAGGCTTGTGGAGGATGTCCTTAACGAGGACAATGACTCCATCGACAGCATCCTGATCCTTGAGGACGATGCCTGTTTCCCTGAGACCGCGCTCAAAAGGGTTAATGAGTTCATGCAGAACGTCCCAGACGATTGGGATCAGTTGTATTTAGGGGGTCAGCATACATCAAATCCTAAAGAGACTAACAACGAGGGTGTGCTGAAGGTGTCCTCTACAAGTAGGCTTCACGCTTATGCTCTGCGTAAAAAAGCATTCAAGAAATTTTACACCCACATAAATGAGGCTCCTGACTTCATAGGCGCGTTTGACCACCATATCGACCATCAGGTAGAGATCGCCCATAAGGACGGCCTGTGGAGCGCATACTGCCCCGAATCATGGATCGTGGGGCAGGCAGCGGGGAAGAGTGACATTATGCCGGAAGAGTCCCAGGCGACTAGAATGTGGGACGCATATACCTTAATATCACCAAATGACCCTGTGGAAGTGGGCAAACCAAGTGTTTCCTACGAGGGAGACGGTGAGAGGTCGCCTGCTGTTAGCTACGCTACTTACCAGGGGAAGGACGCAGTAGCAGCATTCAACGCAATTGTAGCTAATCAGGGTCTGGTTGATCCCTTGAAATAGCTTTTAAAACACCTATATTGGTAAGTCATGCCAACTGCACAAGTAGGAGATTTAAAGTCAAAGTATGGTCAATACCTGGATGCAGGTGCGGCCACCGATGCTGATTGGTATAAAGCTCTGAACGAAGTCATGCCCCGTATATTCCAGATGGGTTTTTGGCGGGATATGATGACCACCCTGGAAGAGCAGGATGTGAGTAGCGGTTATTTTACGCTACCGGCTGATGATGCGTCTACGGGAGTCGGGTATGACAGTGTCCTGGCAGCTATTCTGGATGACAGCCCAACAGTGTTATACTCAATATGGCACGATTACCGGATGTTTGGGGAGCCAAGCACGACAGCCGCTTCGGATGTTACATCATTAATGGCGGGTGTCTTTGATGACGGCTACTCTGGGGCTGGGGGACGCAGGAGATACAGGATATCGCCAGTGGACTCTGACACAAAGGCTACGCTCCTTATGAAGCGGAAGTGGGTGGACGTTGCAATAGACGCTCATTTGGTGTTCCTTCCGAACGACTCCACGATCATAAAACACGGCCTCCTGGGTAAGTTGGCAGAAGACAATGCCGATATTGAAAGGGCTGAATACCACTGGCAAACGGCGCAAAGGCTACTTGAGGCTGACATTGACTCCTATAGAGGTGGAGCAAGACCAAAAGTCACTATCGCACCCGAAGGAGTGGGCAGCGGTATGAGAGGCATGTATTAATTTCAAACAAACAATAATTAGCTATGGCTACATCAAATATAGATAAACAATCCTTCGGAGAAGCGGGGGCAACCATGTTAACAGGCACGGAGGGCGTAGCAAAAGACATATGCGCCATTCTTGTTATTGAGGACGCAGTCTTCGATGGTCATGGTAGCGACACCAGTGATAAGTCCATATGGGATGAATTAACGGATTCAGCGACTAATGGAAAAAAACTTTTACGAAGTGATTCTGCCGCTGATGGTGTAACTGTCCCTGCGGGGATAACAATTTATGGGCAATTCCGGTCAGTTAAGCTCCGTTCAGGCACAGTCCTCTGCTACCACGGCGCATAAAGAACAATGGCTCCCCGACTTGGATTAGGTGGCGGCGTAACCGCTGACCCGGCAAGCACACTGTTTGGCGAACCCAACCTGTTGTTGGACGATTATCCCGGCGCAGATATAGCTTATTCGATACGAAAGCTATCGAAGGACTATGCGGGGTATGCCATGAAGATTAGGGTCGATGCTACATCAGACCGGACAGCCGATGTAGCTTTTGATGATGATGGCTTCGTATCTGCCAGTTCAAAGATATACAATCCGTCTGCTGGTGGTTCTGATGGGGATACTCTTGCGACCTTTGTAGGATCAGACAATGAAGTTTATCTGGACACATGGTATGATCAGTCAGGAAATAGTAAAAATGCTACGGACACATCAGGTTCGCCTACTCTCGCGAATCAACCCAAGCTGTATACCAGCAACAGTCTTATAACAGATGTCACATCAGGCACAGCGCGAGCCGCCTTGCTTTGGGATGCCGCCGATTTAATGCACTTTAGCAACTCAGGGTTTGCCCTTGGGGGCAACGCCACGTTTTTTGTTTCGCGCTCCACACGGTCGAACGATTCCATCCCGTGGACATTAAGTTTTGATAACAGCACCCCAGCCCATTACTTACACCTTCAATACAGCATCGCAGGAACATTTTATTACCAGAATGGTTTTAGTGGAGCTGCCTCACTGGCTATGAATGACGGCGTTAACATTGATGAAAAACGGAGGCTTTTTTCATATTTGGCTACTACATCGGCACAAACGATGACTATTAATGGCACAAGCGATTCCGCTGACCCTGCTGACACTGGAACGTCTTCTATGTCGGGGAGTTCTGGTTTTGGAATGGCAGTTGGTTTCTATGGTTACCAAGGAAAGATGCAAGAGTTCATCCATTACGATACCGATCAAACGTCCAATAGTTCTAATATTGCATCAGCCATAAACACAGCTTTGGAGGTCTACTAATGAACTTTTTAGTTTTTGATACTGAGCAAGAAGCCACTACCCGTTCTGAACAAGCGGCCACTGAAAAAGGCAACCCTGATTACCCACTCATATGGAGCGCAACGGTTGAGCATAATGACGGGAGAGCCGCCTTACAGGTCTACGGGGACTACCTCTACCTGCTGACAGATGATGAAAAGGATGCTTTAGTCGATGATCTACCCTCCGATTGGAATCATCCACCCAACCCGTTTGAGCAATGAACACCGGAGAAATATTAGCTAAAGGAACGACAGGGCTTGCTGGCTCGACCCTTGCGGTTCTCTCACCATACCAAGAGCAGATGGAATGGACAATACAAATCTTGGGAGGGCTTTTAGGAATTGCCGTTGCGGTGGTTTCGCTCTACCATTTATTAAAGAACAAAAATAAGAAATGAGCAAAGAAGCTATTTTAGGAATCGTGCGTCACATCCTCACCTTTGGTGGCGGGTTCATGACTCAGGCCGGAATCGCATCCGACGATCAAATCACCACTGGCGTATCCGCTATCGTGACTCTTGTCGGACTCGTCTGGTCGGTGCTGAACAAGAAGAAGTGAAGTTCTTCCGGCTTTTAACAACCGCCCTGGAGGCATACATTGCGTATGCCAACTGGCGGCAGAGAACCTACGTTTATGACCTGGAAGATGAAATTGATCGCCTTGCTGCCGATGGCAGTCCTGCTGCAAAGTTGCGGCTTGAAAGGCTCGCGCAGCGCGTTGAACGAGAGCGCGATGTATGATCCCCCAACAGTGACCCTCATCGAAGGATTTAAGTATCCTTTCGTTGAGGGAACACTGATGGGACGGGGTCAGAAGTTTCATTCCGACCACTCTTACCGAAGAGCGATTATTATAGGGGGAGGCAAGTAATGGGCGAAGAAAGAAAATTACTGTTCTTTCCTAAGAAACCCACGGGGCCACCGGTTGCCATCACTCCCTGGGGAAAGATTGATAAGCACGGTAACCTCCTAGACGCTGGCAGCCAGAAGAAGGCGCAAGGAGGCGGTATGTCAGAGGAAGAGTTAGAGGAGGCGCGTGAGAGGGCGCGAGCAATAGTATCGCCAAAAAAGAAAGAACCGACTGACTACCGGCCTAAGTATTACCCAGGGTCAAATATCAAGTGGCGAGGGACATCTAGGCTCGACCCCCTGGGGAATAAGTTTGCCCCCTCTCAGCTTAAATCTGTGCAACGCGCCAGAGACACTGGACGAGCTGCGCCTTATACTAGTGCGCGAGGCTACGATATATTGAAAAAATATTACGGGAAGGACACCGACAGGAAACTTAGAGAAGCAACAGAAGCTCGCGACAAGTCGGGGCCAGATACACTTGGGTTCAAAAGGGCAGTTATAGGAGACGCTACACGACTCTCAAAGGACATTTTGCCTGTTTATAGGGACAAAGAACTAGATAAATATGAGGCTTCGCCAGGTGTTTTCCGTAGTGCGGCTGGTTACTACTCTCCTTCGCGGCGTGACGTTAGGATGAAACCTACGGTTTCAAGGAAAGCCGATAAAGATACCTTGGAACATGAAATAGCGGGGCATCATGTTAATCGGCTTAACCCCTACTACGCAGGGCAACATATATCCCCCTACCTTCCAAAGCACGGAGTTATTCCAAGCGGTGGCGGTTATGCAGAACAGCGTGTCCATGCCTTTTTCTCCCCGCAGGAGCTAGGAGAAGCTATGAGCAAACTAGTGAGGCAGGATTTTGCCGCAACGGGTAAGGATATGACCGATGAAAGATTTGACGAAATAATATCCGGTAAAAACACAGGTCACTTTAAGGGGTGGCAGTTTGACAGGAATAACGCAGGCCATTTTATTCACAATCTTAGGCGGTGGTCGCAAACTAAAGAAGGGCAAGAACTGATTAAGCAGTTACGCAAGATTCATAAACAATTTGTCGATACGGGAGAGCGTAAGTATTTCCCCGACTATCAAATGGCCTAAATGATACTACGTTTCATCAACACCTTGATCATCCTGCTGATAATAATCTTGGCAGTAGCATCCTTGTTCATTGTCCCCTTAACAGCAATCCTTTTTGGAGTTGGCCCGACCTAAACAATGCCTGGATCATTTACAGAAAGAGTTGATGCGCGGTTATCGTTTGACCCAGAAGGGAGCGGGTATGATTATGCCTCCGCTAAAGCAGCAGGGGTTAAGCCAGATGAAGGAGGTCATTGGCCAAGCAGAAATCCAAAGACTGGTATGCCCCTCAAGGGGCGTAGGCATAAGACTTGGCATAAAACCCTAGCAGGAGAAGAAGCCGCAGGGAATGTTATCCGGCGGGGGGATGATGGTAGATATTATTCCTTTCCTAAGAAAACAGCCATGGCTCCCCACCCCTCACGCGCTGAAATCCTCACACGGGATACAAAGAAATGATAGCACTTTGCGTAGGACACAGCCGCCAAGGAGATAGTGGAGCCGCCTCTGTTGACGGAACCACTGAGTATGACTATAACTGTGACCTGGCACAGCAGATATCCATAAAGACCCGTGAGGACATTCGCATTTATAATGCATATGAGGGCAACGGTTACACCAGTGCCATGCGTTGGCTTGCCAGGAAGCTCAAGAAAGATGGCGCAGAGTTCGCCATCGAGCTTCACTTCAATGCCGCCTCCCCTTCTGCCACCGGACATGAGTGGCTGTATTGGAACAGTAGTGAAAAAGGAAGGCTTTTAGCGCGTTCTTTAAGGGATTCTACGGAAGATTCCTTTCCACAGTTTACGAGCAGGGGAATCAAAGCGCGTGGAAAAGGGTCTCGCGGAGCTAGTTTTCTACGTTTAACCCACTGCCCAGCGGTTATTGCAGAACCGTTCTTTGGCACTAACCAGGACGATTGGCAGTTAGCTACCGCACACAAGGACGGCTTGGCTACAGCCATTGCAGGTGGTATAGTCCTATACAGTGAATTAGCCAGCAGATGGTGATAACATATGAAACTACCAAAAACAGTCACAATCGCTGGAAAGCGCATTAAGTTGATTGTTGAGGAGTTTAAGGGAGCAGATAGCGACACGTTTGGGGAGTATTTCCATGATGATAAATTAATCCAGATCAATGCAAATTTATCAGATGAGGAATTCCTAACAACCCTGCGCCACGAAATGATGGAGGCCAGTTTGTTTATATCTGGTCTTGCCTGGGCAGAGCGTTACGAGCAAGAGGCCATTGTCCGCTGCATGGAAGAAATATTCTTTCCGGCCTGGGAGACAATTCTACAGAGGCTAGCATGAAAAAGTTTCTATTTATCATATTAGCCTTAACAGGTCTTGCGGTGGCAGAACCCCCACCGACCCCAACCCTTACCACTTTCTTTTACCCAAAGGATGAAATTTTCGGTATGTATTGGTTTTCCGCTGGATCAGACTACACATACACGCTTGAGGTGAACGAGTTTGATGGTTGGGGGTGGTTTGATGTTTTTATCTGGAATGATATCCCACGCGGCACAACCATGTCGGCCTACACAATCGTGTTGCCTAACAACTATGCGGTTGGGCGCGTTCGCGTTGAACGGGCTAATGATGCCCCTGAACCCAGAGGAGTTCTTAAATGGAAAATTTTAAAACCCGTTAAATTTTAATTATTATGCCCACAGAAGACACACAAAAATTTTTTGACTATATCGAAAGAAACGAGGGGACACGATACACACCGTATCCCGACATCTACGGCAACGCCACTATAGGTGTAGGCCACCTGATAAAGAAGGGAGAGAAGTTTGGCAAGATTGATGACAAGAAAATTAAAGAGCTTTTCGATAAAGATTTAAAACACGCAATCTCCGTAGTTAAAAATGATATAGGCGAAATGCATTGGGGAATGCTTCCCGACGAAGCACAAATTGCGTTAGCCGATATGGCTTTTAGAACCGATTGGCAGTTGTCCCCCAAGGCTAGGGAACATTTCAAAAATGAAGAATATTTCGCCTTTGCAAAAGAGTATTTAGATAGCGATGAGTATAGAAAGTCCAAGGCAGAAGGCACGGGAATAGCTCCCCGCATGGAGCGCAATGCCGATGTTATAGTTAACTTAGGTAATGCTCGCCAAGAGGGGTGGGATTTTAATACCGCAGTTGAAGAGCGGTTAAAGCTACAAAAAGCCCAAGATAAACGTAAGAAGCAGTAAGCCGTGAGCCGCCCACGCAGAGGAAGAAAGCGGTTCAAGCACGACAAAGATATTGTCATATTTACACCCTCCAGTGAGGACATATCGTTAGCTCACCAGAGGTCATGCGCTATGGGCATCCTCCCTGGCTCATATATGAAGGGCATGGGTAACCTAACTGGATGCCTGGGAGAGATTGCCGTAAACGCATATTTGCCCCGTAGCCGGTATGTGGGGAACGAGGAACGCTTTTTTGATATAGTGTATAAAAAGCAGAAAGTAGAGGTTAAGTCTAAGGTGTGTAGCGGGCGACCCAAACCGGAATTCAGTGCCTTTGTAAACACAAAGAAAATAGAGGTTCCTGAGAACGATGTTTACTTCTTTACCCGTGTAAGGCGTGACTTGTCCTATGTGTTCCTGGTGGGTTGGCTACCTTCATACACTCTTATAGACGAGGCCAAATATAGAAAAGTGGGGGATCAAGAGGATTCAGGCTTCGTATTTAAATCTAATGGATACCAGCTAACCATAGATCAATTAAACCCTCCCGATCAGTTTAAGTAAGCGCGTATATAAAAAGCGGAGAGCTTTCTTCTAAACATGCCCCCGCTACGTCTTCCCAAAAGTAATCTTCTGCATCCTCCCGGCTCATGCCCCGTCTGGTTAGAATCTTGATGCAAGTTTCTATGCTGTAAATAGCCCTGGGAGGGTCAACAGAAGCACCGATAAACGCTCGCTCAAACCCATCAAGTAGAAATACATCTGCTGCGTCTCTACCGATAGCTTCGTCAAGGAACTCCTCGATTTCTTCTTTAGTCATGAGCATCAGCCGTCTCTTTTTCTATAATCGGGCTGCTTTTATCTATATCATACTTTTCATTGAGGTCAATTTCCCAAGTTTTACCTTGCCCTGACCCTATTGATTTGATTGGCCGTGAGTTTTTGTTCCCCTTACTTGTCTCCTCTAAGACGAGGAACCCCCTCCGCACAAACTCCATATTACCGGACACACCAATGTTCCTACCGTTATTGAAGAGGTGTATGCACCCTTGAAACTCTGTAAGGGTTCCTCTCCACGCCGGTTCTGTGTAGTGGTCTCTTGCGCGTTTAACAAAGAACTCAACCAGTTCAGCCACGGTAGAACGGCTTGAATTGTCGTAAGCTGCTGACTCAATCTTACGGTCAATATAAGAAGCAATGCCAAAACGTGCATCCCCCTTGACTTCTTTAGGGACTTCCCAATCAAGTAGCCAACGCGCAAAGTGGGGGAGTTCTTCCCGTATAGTCTCTTCAAGAACGGCGTTGGGAGGGAATTTACTGGATGCCTTCTTTGAGACTCGCAGAGCCATCAACTTGTCCTTATTACTTGAGTCGAGGGCGGGAATAACTGACAGGCTGTTTGCGTCCATGTTAAGAGACAGGACAACGCGCCCCGTCCAGGGAATGGTGACGGCATCCACATACTTCGCGTGATATTCTATTCTAGGGTTGGCTACGCATTTCTTGATTAACTCCGTTGCCCTCCTTTGGTCTTGGAAGGACGCTGCTGATGTTGTGTCATCAATTACCCAGGCGGCGACCCTGGCTAAGTCCTTGTTGAAGTTTGTTTGCCCACTAAGATAGTCCGATGCGTCAGCAAACCCACCAACCAGCGCACTGATTACCCTGTTTGATAGCAGGCTTTTGCCTTTGTTGGTCGCCCCCACTAAAAGGAGAGCATGTCCCTGGGCAGGTTCCCTGTTAAGAACGGCCTCGTAGAATCTCTTCATCCATGCGTAAAAATAAGTAACCGTGTCGATCTTATCGTCAGCAAACAACTGAGATAGCCAGCCATGAAGGAAGGGCCATTTGGAGGGGTCGCCATCTTCTGCTGGCTCAACAGGATTGATATTAGCGTTGTTAAGAATCCGGTGACTGTTGTATTCCACCACCCTATCGTTGCTAAACACAACAGGAGCGACTTCGTCAATCCTGTTCTCATTTGCTATAGCCAGTAAAGCATTCTCCATTTCTGATAGCGGTTGCCCTCTTTTTGGTCGTGGTGAGAACCCAGCCTTCCTGAGTTCCATACACAATTGATCCTTGGGTATCTGTTGTGCTGACCCGTGTAAGAGTTTGTAATGCATTTTTCCATTGAACCAATATTGATCCAGCAAACTCCCCATCTTTTGGGTTTCATAGTCCTCTACAAATTTTGACCCAAATATCTCTTTCCAGGATACAAACCCCTTCCCAGCCCTGTCAGAATAACAAATCATCCCCTCATCGACCACCTGGCAGCCCTCCCTCTCTACACCGTCATCAACCCAAAACAGCGGCCCCCTTGCTCCAATTGTAAATTCGCCCTCCCATCTGTTTGGGAATTTTTTATGAACCTGTTCTCCAACAACGTCGATGGGAATTGAGGTATCCGAAGACTGAGGCGGTTTATCCCCAGCAGCTTTCATCAGTGCCGTCCGGTAAATAGCTTTTGGCAACAGATCGCCTGTCTTGACCCAATCCTCGCCTATCTCAAAATACTGACTCGCTTTGTATGACGAAGTATCAAACCCAGCAAATATACGCTCAATACCTATTTGTGTAGAAAGCCTCTTAACAAAGGCATCATACATATCAGGGGTAATAGGCAGGCGATTTTCAAATACCCACACCAAACGTATATACCCTGATTGTGTGCGCGTCCTCCAAGTGGGAAGATATTCCTTACATTGAGTTTGTATCAGTTTATCGACTACATCCCAATCAACGGGTGCGTCATAGTCGGCTGCAAATCCGTTGACCGCATTAACTGGATTGTCATTACTAATGCGGACATTGGGGTTATCGCCCTCACATAAGCTATAAAAGATATGGTCTGTCGTAGGTTCTGCACACCACTCTCTATACTTAGCTTTTGATGCAAACTTCGGTTTACTAACCTTCTTGGAGTAAAGGGAGTCCGCTTTAGTCGTTTTTGTTTCTTTAAGGTTTTTAATGAACCGGTATCTCATTTTTCGTATCTCTCTAGTATTTTGCCTTCTGCTGCCAGCGGGATATCCGGTATCCAGCCAGGAGCTTTTGACATGCTTTCTATTACCTGTTTCAGGACGTTATCTGCCTCTGATTCTTCTGCTTCGATCACAAACTCGTCATGCACATGAAAAATGACGTTTATGTCTTTTGCGTCGATGCGGAGGAGCATGTCTGCGAAGATATCCCTGGCAAGTGCCTGAGATATATTTTCCGCTAACAGCCCACCCCAAAGTCTTATTGGTATCTTCTTTGATCCTTTGGTAAGCATAGCTATGTAGTTACGCCTACCTCCGTGCAAAGCGGTAGTTACTTTTCCGTAATTTAAAGTTCTGCCAGATGGAAGGCTTAATTTAAACTCTTTGTTTTGTGCGTATGCTACATGCATATCACGTTGCAGCTTGTTCCACAGTGCTACAACCTTTTGTAGTTTGTTTCTATACAGGCTCACAGCCGATTGTGCGTCCATCAGAGACATCCCTGAGATCAGGGCAAATTTTTTGGCAGAAGCCCCGTAGCCGCATCCAAGAACCATCGTTTTGACCATGTGCCGTAGCCTGGAGTCCTTGTCTTTTAATGACCCCTTTGCGTAATCCCACTTCCCGAACCGGACTGCAAACGCCTCATAAATGTCATCTGACTTCTTGATTTCTTCCAGGGTCACCTGGTCTTCTGCCAGCCAGCACAAAGTGCGAACCTCAATTTGAGATAAGTCCGCTACGATAAGTTTCTTACCTTTCTTTGGGCTAACGAGATGCCTAAGATTAGCACCGAACATTTCTCCCCTTGGTAAATTTTGCAAATTTAAATTTCCCCCGCTGCCACTAAAGCGTCCAGTATGCGCCCCCATATACATTAATCCGCCATAATAACGGTCATCTGACATTGTAGCGTAATCGAAGCTCTCCAATTTACGTTTTAATGCATTGATACGCCTGTAGTCGCGGACAGCCTCAATCCAAGGGTAGTCTTTGCCGTGGACGCATATCCATTCGTTTGCCTCTTCGCTTGAGAGAGCTAGGCTTGCCGGTGGTTCAATGCCCACTTTTCGGCACTCTTCATTAAACGCTTTTCGGGAAAGGGGTGGAAAATCGTTTATCCAGGGGATGCAGTTCTCTGCTTTGAAAAGTCTTTGCGATACATTTTCCTGCTGGTGTTTCAACAGATTTATATCAATCGGTATGCCCCTTTGGACACACCTCCTGTTGGTGCTACTTATATCCCTCTCTTGCTGCGGCCATTTGTGCTTTAGTTCCTGCCAAAGTTTCAAACAAAGTTCTGAGTCTTTTAGGGCGTAGTCACTGACCTCCTGTTTAAACTCTGTAGACATGTCGCCCCACCGCTTACCTAACATGTTGTTACGAGTCTCCTTAGATACTTCCAGGTTGAATAATTCTCCTGTAGCCCCTTTTAGTGATCGTGGTAAGCCACAAAAGGCGGCCAGGTCTGCCGTGCAGTGCCACTCAGCCGGATTTAATTCCGGCCACCACCCTTTAGTTACACCGAACAAGTAAAGCGTCTCATCGAAGGATGCGTTGTGCGAAAGGACTGTATGCCCGTTAAGAAGTGACCAATCAAAAACTTTCGGGTCTCCCACAAAATGGGTTCCCTCATCTCCCACTACTGACACCATGTAAGCGTCAAAATCGGGGTGCGAAAAATAACCCAATGTCCCTAAAGTTTTAATGGAACAGTTTTTGTCGTAGTAGGTTTCAAAGTCTACCGCGTAAGTGCTTCTGTCTATCGGGTGCTTTTCAGCCATAATTATGCACATAAAAAAGCCCCAACGACACTGAGGAAGAAAGCGTAAGACCTCAGTGCCGCTGGAGCGGCAGGCGAGTTAAGGCCAAAACGATAAAGCCCCGTATCGCCGTGGATTTGAATTACTTCTCGCTTTCAATATCCAGTGCAGCCTGCACCGGATTATCCCGAAGGTCTTTCAAAGACTTCGTAAACACGGAGGAAAGAACGACCAGGCGTTCCCTCTGTTTCCCCAGTTCCTCGATCTTTTCGGTAACCTCGCCAATAAGCTGTTCAGCCAAGGTAAGTTCCCCCTCGATCACTACAATTTCTTCTTCTGAATTAGGCATCTTTTTAAGAATTGAAGGATGCAACGAAGTCGATGATAGCCTGGGGAGAGTCCTCCTGAGTCACAGCAAGTTCCGGCTGCCACCAATCGTTGTGCTTACCCTGGACATGGTTGACGGTCAGCTTCCACTTCTTGTCACCCAGTGCCATGTTTGGGTTAAATCGTGCTAAAGTGGTTACACGCATGTAGGTATTTACGAATGCGTAGTTCTTAACGGTAAGGACACCGACAGTGTAGAATTTATCTCCGATGGGAAATGGATAAGCTCCATCGTCACCATCTTCAGGCTTTTCAATCGCGAATGTAATCTCCGCAAATTCCTTCAGTTTTTCTACTGGCACACCTTTGCGTTCTGCAAGGTCGTCACGCGCCTCTTTGGAGTAAACACGCTCCTTTGGCTCACCGAACTTAACGTCTTCTTCCCAGCCCTTGATCATCTTGAGAATACTGACTTCAACAGGGTTGCCTGCTTTTGCAACGACATGGGTTTTGTCTACTACTAAGTCCCCCAGTTCACCGGCATCATACTGCGACAAAGCAGACTTGATAGCGAAATAGGGGATGTTGATGTCGTCAGGATCAATCCTGAATTCAAGATTGCTTTCTACTGGAATAGCTACTCCAGTGTTCACTTCGACGATTTCTTCCTTTTTTTCCTTTGTTTTAGGCATTTGTTATTTTGTGTATTTTACTATTTTGAATGAATCAGGTCAGCGTATATCGCGTATCTGATGTGTCTATTATTTCTGCTGCTTCAGCAGCGTCCATAAATTCTTGAGCCATACGACCCTTTTCCCCATCAGGGGCTGCTTTACCTACAGCCTCTGATACTTTTTTCAAGGGAAAGTTGGCTAATTTAATTATTTCTTCCTGGGGTAGGTTAAATTGTGCAGCGATATCCAATAGTTGTGTATTGTCATTGCATTTACGAGACGCGCCCATAGAGCGTAATCTCAGGGACGGGAACTCCGTGCCATCCCTAGCCATTGCCACAGCCTTCGCCCTGATGCGCGTAGCCCAGTTCGTCACGATCTTTGCGATAGGCCACAGTTGTTCCAGGGTCTCAGGGTTGTCAGGGTCAGAGATATCCACATCCGGCAGTGTGTTTTCTGACACCCTCTTGGCTACCTCAAATGCAATAGCACCCAGCGCAGGGCATTTGTCCTCATATGCACAGAATCGGCAGTTCACGTTAGGTGATAGATCACCTAGTTCAGGTGCGCCTTCTTCCCAAAGGGGGCGTATCTTCTCACCTGCCTTGATTACATCAGATACTTCCTTGATAAGCCTGGGTAAGTCACCGCGCTTGAACTCCCCGTGCAGGACTTCCCCACGGACAGGGATATAAAATACAAAGATAATCTTCTTGAGGTCAGGGAACTTCTGGAAAGCCCCAATCGTATACGTCTTCGCCTGCCAGTTTTTCTCCGGTTCGTCGATGATGCTGATACCTGTCTTGTAGTCGCCCATGATTGCCGTGTCACCAAACGTGGTAAGACGGTCACAGGTTCCCCAGGTGCTTGTGCCATCCAATTCCACATCGACCTGAATCTCATGGTATTCCTTGTTCTCAGCGTCTCCGATTATGGATGCCAGGAAATTGTCCTCCATGCGACAGGTCTCCTCATATATCTCGACCTCCTCCTCGTCATGGAGCGCGGAAGGGTCACGCACTTCCAGAGCTTCATGGATGCGTGTGCCTTTCTCAGCGGCAGCACTCGTCCCCGAACGCCCGTTGTAACCGGAACATGCGGCTACATACTTGAGGCTAGATGGTGAGAATTCAGCGTGGTCTCTACTGGTGTGGTCTGGTGTGTCTTTCATTTTAAATAGGCAGGCTTCAGGTGTTCAATGCCAGAACTCAAGCTGTGTCCGTAGTTCTCTTACGGCTCTAGTCCTAAAGCCTAAATTATCCGTGTAGTGCTTCTAGGTTTTTGAGCTTGCGTTTTATTGACTTCATCACTGCTTCCTCAATGGAATCAGCAGCGACCAGAATCTTCTGTATGGCATCAGATTTAGCCCCGTTGCGGTGAATACGCCCCAACGTCTGCAAGTGATCCTTGGCAGAGAAGGACGGGCTTATGAGGGAAATACGGGGTCTCTTGCCGTTGATATCATGCAGGGAGAGACCGGTTCCCCCTGCCGCGATGTTCACAGCCAGGAGGTGTATGTCGTCATTTTGGAAAGCGTCCACAACCTGTTGCCTCTCCTTTGCTGATTGACCTCCCTCGATCCGGTAGCACTTATGCAGCTTCTCGCACAGGGCTTCCACGGTTTCCCTGAAGTTAACGAACATAACGACAGAGTTGCCCTGGCCGACTAGGTCTTCCGCCATTTCCGCAATGTCTGGCGTTTTGAAGGACTCAGCAAGTTGTCTAGCTCTCAACAAGTTGACTAATACATGCTCATTGTCTGTTACAGTTCCATTCTCGATATACTCTTGGACGATAGCAGGGGTGATACCCAGTTCGTCGTATGCCTTGATAATCTTCTTTGCACCACCAAACTCAACAGGCTCTACAAAAACCCTGTTGTCCCGAAAGCTGTCAGGGAAGTCTTCCACCGTTAGTTTCTTTCCGGTTACACCGTAGATAGAATCTTTAACATCAGACAGTTTAGCACGACTCAGCAGTCTCCACTGCTTCCAGCGATCTTGAGCGCACCCGTTTTCTTTCATCCAGCGATACCAAGAGCTTTTACCGTTACCGGTCTTGTTCAACCCGTGCAACCCCAGCATGAAACCTATTGAGCGCATCTCTGTGGGGTTCTCGCAAGCAGTAGCACTCATGCCGTGTATACGGTAGCCCTGCTGCACTAAGGATATAACCAGTTGGCAGTTTTGTGTGTATGGGCCTTTACACTTGTGAATCTCATCAACGAATACCAGGGTGTTCTTTGGCAGATTCCACGCCATTATCATCTTGCCCCGCTTGCTCATGTGGGGCGTTCCCCCCGTCCGTATCTTCTCGTAATTCAGGACGAAAATAGGTTTAACGCCAAACTCTTCCAGTTCCCGCTCCCAAGCAGGAATAACGGCTTTCGGGCATATTACCGCTACAGGGCATCCAAGGGTTTCTGCTATCGCGGCGGCAACGACAGTCTTTCCGGTTCCAACGCTGGATGTATCAATTGTATTGGTTCCTTCGGCTAGTTTTTCTACAAAAAACGCCCAAGTCCCCTTTTGTCTGGGAAAAAGTGCTTTCATTTGGCGGACGACTTTAAACGACAGTCAAGTTCTTGTCCAGAACTATTTCCCCCTTATGTATCTGGCAATCAAAAAAGCGTCAATTAACCCGTCGTGGGGCTTAGTAGCTCGCTTGCTTTTCAGCCAGCATTCTTCTGGAGCAAGCTCATTCGCGACTGCCAGGGCTGCTTCCTTTGTCCTCCCTTTAGGAGTGCTTCCCAGCATGACCTTTTGCCACTTATGAACACTCACGCAACGGGAGTCCCACTGGCGACTTTCCGCAAGCCCCAACAGTTTACCAAAAGAAATCGCCATCGACCTTACCGCCTGCGAAGAACGTGCATGGTGCAGTGGTTCCTCTATTGCAAATATAAAAGGGGAGTTAAGCGCAGTGACCCACTCGTATACTTTCCTAGTATCCACTTCCCTCTTTTTCAAACGATGCAGTGTCGGCATTACTGTCTTGTCGATAACCGCCCCCGTGTGCGCTGATATGGCTACCAGGCCACCCGTTAGCCCGTTATCAATGCCTATGATCATGCGAAATCCAGTGCCTTCCGACGAACTAATAGCCCTTCACCTTCTGTAGGTAAAAAGACATCGATGTTCTTACCAAGCATTTGCAGGTAGTATACTTCTTTTGCAACCGCAGGGATTACTAAATAGAAGTCTCCTAGCTGCACTTCTACAATAAACTTGAAGTCCGATGGCGGAAGCTCGACTCTAATAAGAACCTTTGGGTTTGAAATAAGTATTCGGTCAGGAAACATCTTTTATCGGTGCATCGTCTAGAAAAACAGGAGTCGCCTCACCGTAGTCTGATTGAAGATATTCGTATTCGTATCTTCTATAAGCCTCGTCCTCACTTAGCCCATAGTCCTTTTGAAGAACTTCAATGGTTACCTTCTTGGAATAACAGGCAACCGGAGGTTTACCGTAGGTCTCTACTGAGCCTATGAAAGCGTCTTGTAATCCTGAGTATAAAAGCAATACGCTTTCCGGCTCCTCATAAGCATCGGCAGATTCTGACATGGCGGTTTACTTGTCTTCAAGTGGTTCTACATCAATTACCTTTTTTGAGTCGATATCGACTGCCCCTTTTCCTTTGTCTGCCTTGGTGTTATTTAGGATCGATATATCTATTTGGACTTTGCCAGAGCCTCCTCTGTTATCTAGACCCAAATTGCGCCGAATGATTTGATCGAGTTCCGATAACTCTTTAATTGTGCGGGGGCCACGCAGGTTCTTAACAGAATCCCGCATTAGCTTGACGGCTGTGGCAGCCACATAAGACTGATATTTTTCCCCTGGCGAAGCCTGCGCCTGCGCTACCTCAAGCAAATCCTTGTCTTCTGTTATCCTGGCATCATGTGCTTCAAGTTGCGTTTCCTCTTTAACGGCTTCGTCGAGCTTCTCGACTAGAGCGTCCTGTAGAGGGTCGCCTTCCTTTTTCTCTTCGTTAACGGGGTTAGCTCCGTGCGGGTTTTTCTTAGCTCCGTAGCCTGCGTTACGCAACCAGCGGCGAAGCGTAGATGTGTGAACATCCAGTTCCCTGCTGATGCTAACCAGTTTATAGTCCTGCTTATACAGGGCGATTGCCCGTTGCAGTAATTCTTCTTTTTTAGAAACCTTCGACAAACCACTTAATAATACTATTATTCTAATACTTATTCAAGTTATATGAAACGTAAGCTCCGTGCATATGAACCTCGTATCAATCCCGACACCAAAGAGATGGAAGTCGGTGGTCTCAAGATACCGGTAACTAATACGGTTACCGCGCTGCTTTACGGCTTTGCAAAAAACAAAAACAAAAAAGCAAAGGAGTATTATTTCTGGCGACTATGTGATGAATTCTGGAATCGTGATGATTTACCGGAACACATGATGGTTCGACATCCTTGGGCGGAAGAGATGATTCGTGCCGTAATCGAAAATAAATATGTCTCTATTGGAGGTGCTGCTAATAGCGGCAAGTCCCACACAATGGCTGCTTGGGCTATCGTTAATTGGTTATCTGCACCCCGTGATACCCTGGTATTGATAACGTCAACAACACTCCGTGAAGCAAGGAAACGTATTTGGGGATCGATTATTTCTCTGCTGACTGTTGTAGAAGGTGCGCCGATGAAGGTGCGGGACAGCATAGGAAACGTGGCATACATCAATGAGAACGGAAATCTAATCGAACGAGCAGGACTATCCCTAATCGCCAGCGCAAACGCAAAGGACGCGCTATCTAAATTTATTGGAATTAAACAAAAATCCGTAATTCTGGTGGGTGACGAACTCAGCGACCTCTCCGAAAAAATTCTCCACGCTGGTTTATCTAACTTGTCTAAGAACCCGTCTTTCCAGTTAATTGGAATGAGTAACCCCAATTCCCGTTTCGACGCTTTTGGGGTGTGGAGTGAGCCTCTTAATGGTTGGTCTTCGATAAACCCAGACACCGATGACAGATGGGTAACTAAGTGGGGAGGCACATATATCCGCTTCGACGGGGAGCGCAGCCCTAATATTCTATCGGGAGAAGTAAAGTATCCCTGGCTACCAACTGAAGAAAAGCTCTCAGAGGATAGGTCACTCTTAGGTGCTGAGTCGCGTGGTTACATGCGGATGGTAAGGGCTATCTTCTTTGATAGCGATGAAACTGAAGGCATCTACTCCGAAGCAGAACTAAGCAGGTCTGGAGCGATGAACGAGGTAGATTGGGCAGGCAAACCGATACCTGTTGCCGGACTTGACCCTGCGTTCACCAACGGTGGAGACCGATCCATTTTATATACCGGAAAGGTCGGGTATGATCAGACAGGGCAGTATGTGTGCGAACTTGGGGAGGCACTACACCTTAACGATGACGCAACCAATAAGGCCGTGCCACGAACATATCAGATTGTTCGCCAGGTAAAGGAAGCATGTGAGAAGCGGGGGATTCTTCCACAGGATGTTGCGGTTGACGCAACGGGTGCTGGTGCGCCGTTTTGCGATGTCCTGGCTGGCGAATGGTCTGACCAGATTTTGCGTGTTTCTTTCGGCGGAAAAGCATCAGATAGGCGGGTTTCAGCAAACTCCAAGCTCACCGGCCAAGAGATGTATATGAACAGAGTAAGCGAGTTGTGGTTTTGTGGCAAGGAACTCGTAAGGACTAAACAGTTATTCGGAATTGATAACGCATTAGCAAAAGAGATAACCGCTCGTAATTACGAAATGGTAAAAAGTGGAACGCTGCGGGTAAAGATAGAATCAAAGGTAGACTATAAAAGCCGTTTTGGTCATAGCCCCGACCTCGCAGACGCTGCTTTTCTTTGTCTCGATTTAGCAAGGCAACGGCATAACCTGGTAGCCGTTGAACCTGCCGAAGGCGATAACGCTAAAATGCCGCGTCAAAGAAGGACAATTAAAAGTTTAACGAATGTTCTAGCCAGTGACAATTTGTCGGTTGATTGACATAAAAAAGTTCTCACATAATGAGTAACTAATTAATTATAGAAAATGTAATTAATTAGTTACTGTAGTTAGAAGAGTTTTTTAAGTGTCACTTGGGTGTCCTATTCCCACGTTGACTTCCCTTTGAGAAACCTTAAATTTACTTTTATCTATACACAATTGACTTATGGGATGGTTTGATGGTTTAAAAGAATGGGGGCATACTGCACTTGACATTGTCGGAATGTTCCCCGTAGCAGGCAACTTGGCTGATTTAGCTAACGCAGCTTGGTATAAAGCAGAAGGAGACAATGAAAATGCAGCTTTATCGCTTTTAGCCGCTGCCCCTGGCGCGGGTCAGATAGCAACCGCTACTAAATTAGCTGCCAAATCTGGGGCTGCCGCTGCGAAGGCTACCAAGACAGCCCAAAAAACAGCTTCCGGTGCAAAGAGGCAGGCTAAGGCTGCGTTGACCGCTGTCGAGGGAGGTAGAGCTTCTAAGAAAGCAGCACAAGAAGCACTTGATTTAGCTAGAACCAGAACACCAGGACTCGGCTCACCGCCCAAATCCGCTTTGGTAGGTAAAGCTCAAAAAGAGTTAACCTCAAAAAAGAAGCTGTTGAAGGAGGCACGGAAGAAAGCTCGTCAGGATGTTTCTGGTCTTAGAGGAGCCAAGCAGTCCCTTAAAGAGGCAAGAGCTGCCGAAGCCGCGTCTAAAACTCTCCGTGGAAGGTATGGGGCTGCTAAAGGAGCTTTTCAAGGAAAGCTTGGAACTCAATATATTGGGGGCAAAGGGAAAACTAAGCTCGCTAATTTTGCCCTTGCTGTTCTTGGCCTCCCACCCGCTCAAAGACGAGACGCGCAAAGAAAAATGTGGGCGGAGTTACCCCAAGAGGAGCGTGACAAACACGATTCGTTTGCAGACTTTATAGACTATTTGGATGATTTAGCCGGATCTGCCAAACCTAAACCGCCAGAGCCTCCAACCACGCCCCCGCCAGGGGAGAAGGAGGGATTGCTGGATGAGGAAAGTGAGCGTAGAGCCAAGAAGGGTGCGAGGAAGCAACGCAAAGCTGCCAGGGCGCAGCGGGAGCGTGAAGAGCAACGTGAGCGTAGAGATTTTAAGGAAAGTCAGCGCAGGTTTGATAAGCGCATGCAGTTGAAGGAGGCACGGCTGGGTCGTAAGGAGGAGCGGAAAGCAGCCAACCAGGCCGATGACAGGATTAAACTCGCTGCCGATATGGCCGGAAAGATGGCGGAAGACCCTGATTTCTTCAAGAAAAACAGGGAAGAAAAATACGACCTGTTTGCCAGGGCAAAGAGGCTCGGCATAACTGCCGATCAGTTTAACAGCTTTATTAATCGGAACTACGAGAACGCTAAGAGGGAATACAAGTTAAGGGAGTTTGACCGCGAAAGCGCGGAAGGTCGCGCTTGGCTCAACGAAAAACTCGACCAGCCTTCACTCAACCAGATGGGCGTTCCTACTCCGTCTGCCAGGGGCAGGAATATTGCGCGTTACAAAACCGGTAAAGTATCACCCACCGATACAGAAGTGCGTGAGTCTGTCAGGGAGTCTGATGAAGACGAACGTAAGAGACAGCGCAGCCGCGACAGGGGGCGGAGACAGATTGAAGGCAGACGCGGCAGAGGGGGCGGTAAACGGCCTCTTACCCAAAAGCTCCCAGAAGGCGCGTGGAGAACACCACAGACTGGAGGCGCAACAGGGCATAGGTATAAAAGAGGTGACCGTTTAAAACCAGGAGACTCCACCAGCGATATTGGTGGCACATGGGGCATGAGCCAGCCGCCAGTGTATATGGGAGATTCAAAAACCGGCCTGCGCACAGGTCGCGGGAGCAATCCAAGACGCAAGTCAAGATCAGCTAGGAGATAAACTATGTCTTCGTTAGATAGAGAGTCCTCTCGGCTGAAACGCGCAGCACGGAGGCTTCGCAGAAAAGGATATTCGGCTGAAGCCGGTAAGATGATGATGGCTTCTGAGACTGCGCGTCTCAATGAGCCTTCAACCATGACCCCCATGTATAGGGCGCAGCAGAACCAGGCGCATGACTTGGTATCCTATGCTCAGACAATTGCAACTGATCCGACCTTCGATTACGAGAAGGATATTAAGCCGTTGCGTCAGGCATTTTTTGGGGGTCTAGCTACATCCGGCCTGCCCGACAATCAGCAGGACATGCTTACCAGTAGGTATGCTCCTGAGTTCGACTCTATTGAGGATCGCGCAGTCAAGGATCGTAGCAACCTCCAGAGTATCCGTAATTCTGACCTCGCTTTCCAGAACGCGCAACTTCAGTTGGCGGAAGCCAGAAAGAAAATCCAGCGTGAACGCGAGGCAGAGGAGATGATGCCTGAGATGGCAGACCGTCTCGACAATATTTTGAGTAGTGACCAACCAGCGGCTAAGAAATACCAGGGAGTCGCTTCGTTTATAAATAGTAACCCAAACTTCTTTACGTCTCCCGCAGGGTCTAAACTGGCAAACAATGCGTTGTCATCTATCCCACAAACGAGTCAGTTGCAAGCTAGAGAAGACACGCTCGACCCAACAGTAAAACTCGCCGTAGATGCTGCCCTTAACTCCAATTCTGTTTCGGGGATGGAGAAGATTATCCAAGACCACAAACTACCTGCTGACGTAGCGGATAGTTTGATCGCCAGTGTTAAGGATAGGGCGGCGACTATTGAAGGGGAGCAGAATAAAGCGTATCAACGTGCTGTATATGACACGTTCAGTGCTGTCAGGAAAGAAGCTAACAGTGTCATAGAAGACACCAGCGCGACAGTCGCCAAAGTTAACCAGGTTCAACAGCAGCTTGGCGATGTCCTTAATACTTTGGGAGCTTCATCAGAGTCTTATAATAAATTAAAGCAGGCAGTTGACGCAGAGATCGCTGCTGCCGGTGCTTCAACGTCAAAGACGGGGTCTACATTGCGAGAGTTAGCTGTTGAAAAAGCCAGCAATGAGCTTAAAGCATTGTTATCTGCGACAGTGATTGAGGTAAATAATATTATGCTGAAGTCTTTGCAAACAGGGACTTCATTTTCTAGTGGGGGACGGGGTAGAGAAATTGACCCCAGCAGGAAGCGTCCTGGCGTTGATGCGATTAGCCAGATTGCAAAACCACAGTAACCCAAGTAGTATTTTGTCGTGCCTGAACCCAGTTCCACCCTTGAACCTCCCGCAGAAGCCTTGCCGGATACCGCTTTGCTTGATCCTATTTATTCGTATGATCAGTGGAGTTCCTTGTTCAGTGACCCGTCTTTAACATACACAGAAGACCTTCCCAGTTACCTGGACTATTTAAGGGTCTCTTTCCTTGAACGTGGCGAACTGGACAAGCAAAAGGAGATTGATATTCAAGAGTTCTACGCGAATGAGATTATTGGGGACTCAGAGGTAACTGACGAAGAATATCAGAGGATTGCTTCCGAATCTACGGCCTACAGATTTGACCCCGACAGAGAGTCTCGTCTTGTATCCAGTGTTTACGGGACAGAAGCAGCCGACAGATTTATCGCCAGCGATTACAATACTCAACTGGGCGTGTCCAATGATGCCCGTGAGGCACTCCTGGCAACAGGCGACATATCGTATGCAACATTGATCAAGAACGATGTTGGTCTTGTTCGTAGTGGCAATTACCTTGAACAAAGTTCTGATGGTGCTGGCCGAAGAGCGTCTGAGAAGGCAGCGATAGAGTCTTATAAGTCAGGCTACCTTGATCCACGCGACATGTGGCAGGTCAACGAGGGGCTGAACGACTCTGGTTTTGCGGGGCGCACCAACTTCCAAGCACGGCAGGACGACGAGTTATTTGCTGTCCTTGGTAGCATATTAAATGAAGAAGCTGAAGGGGCAGAGAAAGGCGCAGCGACTCCGCTTAGTGATGCTCTTCAGTCAATTACTGACCGCGAAAAGCATTTTGGTTACGACGAGTTTGACCCGTTCTACGTTAAG